TATGCCTGGAACTTCGCAGTACACCGAAACTGCAGAACAAGTTGCTTTAGCCGCTAGAAATTATGGCATGGAAAACTCTGCTGCAGCTAACTCTATTACCTCAATGTCACATATGGACATTGCAAACAATATGTTTAATATGGGTATGACGACGTTAGATGAAAACGGAAATCAGCTTTCAATGGGCAACATGTCTAAACAACTTATGGAACGTATGTTCCTTGGCGGTACAGGCACCACTGCGGAACAACTAAATCGTTCAATTCAATACGGTTCTTTACAAAAACAATTAGCTGGATATGGTATTAGTGACCCAAATACTCAACAACTTATAACCAGCAATATGATGGACATTGCCAACGGCAAAAACCCAGATGCTGCGACAAACAGCGCTAATAATTTAAACCCAACTACTTCGCTAATGCAAATGAATGAATCACAAACTGGAATTCTTCAAAGGTCTGAAGCTAACGCATTGTCTGGATTAGAAACAGCTGCAAAGTATGTACAAAAGTTTAATGACACTATGGGTCCAATCATTGAAAGTATGGCAAAATATAAAGCTATTATTGAAGGCGGACTTTCTACCAACGCCGGTAAGGGTGTTCAAGAAACTGTTTCTAATTTGTTTGGTGGATTTAAAAACTTCCTTGGCGGAGTTTCAAACATTGTCATGTCTATCGCAACACGTGGTGCTGCTAAAGGCGGCGGTACTACAGGTTTTGGTGCAGCAATAGGCGGTGGTACTCCAGGATTTGGAACTTCAGTAAACAAAAGTTTTGGAAAGACAAGCGCAAGTTTTGGCTCACCTCTTAAAGGAGCTGTAACCCCCAGAAGTAATTACGGATTAGTTTCTGCTGGTTACGGTGTTGAAGATGACTCCGGCATTTGGTCCTCAACGGGGAACAAGCACGCCGGTATTGACACGGTTGCACCTATAGGAACCCCTGTTCACGCCACTAAAGAGGGCGTTGTTTCTGGGAAAGTTCTTAGTGCTGATTACGGTCAAGCAGTGGTTCTTGAGCATAAAGATGGTTGGTCATCTATCTATGCTCACTTAAGCAGTAAAGACGTCTCCATTGGCACTCTCGTAAATGCTGGCGACATCATTGGTAAAACAGGTGTGTCAGGAAATGTAACTGGCCCTAGCCTCCACTACGAAGTGTGGCATGGCGATAACAACCCTGTTGACCCATCTACTTTTGATGGTGCTTTTGCTAGTCCTATAAATTTAAGTGCTCTTGCAGATGTTCCTGGAGACGCAGGCACTAGTGGGCAAGGAAAGCCTCAAGGAAAAGGCAGCTCAACAGTAAGAGCGGTAAATCCAAAAGCAGGAACTGCTGGAGACCAAGAGTTTGCCAAAGCATTGCTTACTAAACTAAACATACCGATTACACCTCAAGCCACAACAGCATTAACTACGTGGATGCATTGGGAGGGCGGAACAAAGAACAACGCTTTTAACCCAATGAATACGACGTACGAAATGCCTGGGTCAACAGACTTTAACTCAATTGGAGTTCAATCATATGTTTCGTTGACTCAAGGTGTAGATGCTACATACAACACTTTAACGGGAAATAAAGCAAAAGAACGTGGGTATACTGCAATTCTAGACGCTTTACGCACCGGAGCACCTTTAGATACTTTTGTTAACAACATTAATAAGTCGTCTTGGGGAACTAAGATTAAAGGAAAAGGCGGAGGAACTCCCGGAACTGGAGCAAGTGTTCCCGGAAGTGCCTCTCGTAAAAAAATGCCTGTACAGCTGAATAACCAAAATTATCCAGCTATCTCCACTACAGGTGAGACCACTAACAATGTTACTATTAATTTAAGTATTTCTAACGCTTCAGACAACGAAGCGCAACTTTTTGCTAAAAAAGTAAAAGAAATTTTAGCAAATGACAAGTCTGTTCTAGCGATTGGAAACTCATAATGGGTATGTTAGATTGGTTTAAAAAGCAAATTGGAATAACTGGGGCAAGCCTTGGCGTAAGTGTTGCTGGAGCAGGAACTCAGCAGGGGCAAGCTTACGCTGCTATTGCAAAAAGTTTAAGCACAAAATCTCCAAAAACAAAACAACTGTGGTTTCCAACAAGTTACACACCTCCTGCTGCTGCACCTGAAGCGGCTGCTTTAAACTGGAAAAAAACAGCTCCCTATACAGGTAAGTATGTTTATAACGCACCTATGGTAAAAGACGCTTTGTTTAATCCTACAAATAGTATTGATGTAGACGACTCTGGACTTTTTGGGCGCGTAGATTTAAAGACGTATCAAAATGTAAAAAATGCTTGGAAAGCTAGTGGCGGCACTCAACAAGCCGCAAAAGGCGCTTTTCAAATGGATAGGTATTTGTGGAAATCGTCTCAAGCAATGCAAAGTGTTAAAAAGTCTTTAAAAGCTCAAAAAAGAAAAGTTCCAAGCGAGATGTATGGTTTTAGGTTTCTTTACAACCCTCAAGTACTAGGCATGTCTTGGGGGCAATCTACTTTTACAAACAACCAAGCGTTACTCCAAGGGCTAGACACTATCGTACCTAGCGCTCCAGGAACGATGAATTCATCTATTAGTTTTTGGATTCCATTAAACAGAATTCAAGATATGTCTTATTTAAAAAGCGACGGTTCTTACGTAGGGAATAACCCTTACTCTTATGATGTCCCTAAAGCTGACCGTAAAATGATTTACGAACGCGGGACAATGTACGACATAGAGTGGCTAATGAAAACCATTAATGGTTACGCGTTTTTAGACCATACATCGGATGTAAGTGGGCTGAAAACTAACGATATGGGATTTATGCTTCAATTTCCAATTGAACTTCATTTAGGAAACGCAATGAGGTACCGCGTTCAAGTTACCGACGTTCAAGTCCAGCACATCATCTTTAATCCACGCATGGTTCCTATCTGGTCTACTGTAAACTTCACATGCAGAAGATTCCCAGAGTTAAATTACACCGACATTGCTAAAAATGCTGATAAGTAAGAAAGGAACAAACTAAAATGATTTATTCTGATAGTAGATACATTGATGGAAATTTACCTGTTATTTACCGGGAATACACAAAATCTCATGAACAAGCTGTCTACAGAATTTGGCCTTCTTACGTTGTTGATTTTTCACTCTACACTGTAAACGAAATTGACCGAATTGAAGGAATTGCTAATCATTTTTTAGGTGACCCAGAACTTTGGTGGAGAATTATGGATGTTAATCCAGAAATTTTAAACCCATTTCAAATTCCTGCTGGAACAACCATAAGGATTCCAAATGTCTAAAAATACAAGGCAGATGCGGTACGGTACCGCATATACACTTACTTTTCCAGATTTTCCATCTTTTAAAGTGCAACCAAAAAAGTTTAGACTCATTCAATCTCAAGGAAAACATGATGTTCTTGAACTAACGTTTCCTGTCATTAATCCTTTTTTTCAAAAAGTATTTAAAACAGGTGCTTTAGTTAAATTTGTTTGGGAAACAGGTAGAGCAAAAGGCGAATTTTATGGGCATATGTTCAATGTCAAAACAGTAACTCAAACAAGCCAGCAACGCGACACTGTTATGACTTGTTTAGGTAGTGGTTTTAATTTGAAATCAGGTGGAGCAAAAGTTTGGAATAATAAGACAGCCTCAGAAATTGTTACGGACATTGCTAAAACAGTAAAATTAAAACCTTTTGTTACACAGAGCCCAGTTAGGTTTTCTCAGCAATCTCTCACGGGGCACACTCTCTGGGAAAAAATACAAGAACTTGGTAATAGAGTTGGGTACGTTGCTCATGTTTACGGGGTAGAACTGCACTTCCACCCTATTGATAAAATGATTGATGCTTTTATGACCTCTATTCCGGTGCTGTCTTTTGAAGACGTGCATTATAACTCAGGAACTCTGATAGATGGACAAACGTTAGATATGTTTAAACCTGTTTCGGGCGATATGCATGAAGGAACAAACAACTCTAAAAAAGATAAAGTTATTTCTGGTATAGATGGCATAACAGGAAAAGCATTTAGTTATGTAGCATCTCCAAATCAAGTTGGAAAAAACATTCGTCGCTCATCTTCAGCTTCTTTGTTTCAAGAGATAATCCCATCAAGAGTAGTGGACAGCCCTTCAGAAGCAAGAGCAATGGCAACCGCGTTTGCAGAGTTGGCGCGGTTTTCGCACCACGCAGAAGGGCAAGCGCAAGGTGACCCACGCATTTCTCCATATAAAACCATAGAAATAGAAGGCACGGGAGAATCAACAGACGGTTTTTGGGTAGTAAAAACCGTTACTCATACTGGGTTTATGGATGGTCGTTATATTTCAGAGTTTACCTGTATGACAGACGGAGTTGGTCAAAACAAAACAAGCGCAAACCGACCAGCCTCTTCTCCAACACTCTCCGGTACAAGAAATATACCTTTAGAAAAGGTTACAGGCATAAAGGTCAAAAGTACTCCTGCTAAACTCAGTGCTCCAACACAAATTTTTAATCAAGGAAACGCAAATTACAAAGCTTTTCCTAGGAAGTGGGTAGGGTAATGGAATACGCCATGGCTGTGCCTTTTTCCATAGATGCCTATGGAGCAGTTACTCTTGCAACAACCCAAGAGAAAATTTGGGCTGACAGAGTCCGTTCTGTGTTAGGTACTAATTTTAACGAACGAATTATGAGGCCAACTTTTGGCAGTTTAATTCCTTCTGCTTTTATGGAAACAACTGATGAGGCTACAAACTTAATAGAAGCAGAAGTTAGAACTGCTTTTTCTACACAGCTTGACCAACTGCAGTTAGAAAATGTCTCCACTTCATACGATGAGTACTCTGATGTATTAAGTGTAACTGTACTTTACGCTTTACCAGATGACACCCAAACAGAGACAACAATTTCCCTAATAACCATTGACGGAACTAACCCAGCAATTGAGGAAAACATATGACAATTACCCCACCATCAGCTATCCCTATTTCAGTAGATTACACAAGTCGTGATTACTACTCTATTCGTGATGAGATGATTGCTCGTGTCCAAGACAGGTTGCCTTCTTGGACAGCTAATAATCCAGCAGATTTTGGGTTAGCTTTAGTAGAAGCATTTGCTTATATGGGTGATTTAATGTCTTTCTACATTGACCGCGTTGCTAACGAAGCATTTATAGCAACAGCTACTCAAAGAGAAAGCGTATTTAACCTTGCTAGAACATATGGGTTTACACCTGCAAGCTATAAGTCTGCAACTGTTTCTGTGAAGTTTACAAACTCTTCTAGTGGAAATATTACTGTACCTGCCGGAACTGTTGTATATGGAGACGTAGTAACCGGAGCAAACAAAGATGTTGTGCAGTCTACATATTTTACAACTTCAACTGCTACTACTGTTTCAGCAAACAATTATGCGTACATTACTGCAACGCACGGGCAATCGGTAAGCTTAGTTGCGCCTGCTAACTCCAACTCTTATGGAGAGTATGTGGGTTCTTCTGACGGTAGCCCAAACCAAGTTTTAGAACTGGGAGAGTCACCCATAGTAGACGGGTCTATTACAGTCTATGTTAAAGATGGCAATACGTACTCAAAGTGGAAAGAAGTTCCACACATTCTTGATATGAACCCTAGTGACCAAGTGTTTACTACATTTACAGATGAAAACAACACTGTGTATATTCAATTTGGTAATGGTATCTCTGGATTAATTCCTACTAATTTAAAAGAAATTAGAGCGCAATACACCGTTGGTGGAGGAGTTCTTGGTAACATCAATAGTGGTGTAATTACTAATATTGAGTATGTTCCGGGGTTAACAACTAATGAATATGCTGCGTTTGTTACCAGCATGTCTGTAACAAATGAACAAGTTGCAGTTGGAGGAGCTGACCCAGACAGCACAGAGGTGGTTCGTTATGTTGCTCCTTTATTTTTACGAGCAAATGAGCGTGCTGTAACTCTAGACGACTTCAATAGTTTGGCTCTTAATGCTGGGGCTGGTAAAGCAAACGCTGTATCGGGAAACAATTGGACGTCAATCACTCTTTACATTGCGCCTAGAACAGCTGGTTCAGAAAATGATATTGCTCCTGGTTACGACCCAGTAACTGGATATGAAACTACTGCGTTTGCAGAGTTAGAAACTGCTGTAACTGAGTATTTAAACCCAAGACTTTTGATTGGAACTTCAGTAACTATTCAACCTCCAACCTATGTAGATATAGTTCTTGCTATCCAGTACATTGCAAGACCTCAGTACACTAACTTAGAAGTTGAAGCAGAAATTAAAGCGGCATTACTTACCACGTATGGTTACGCAAATGCTCTTTTTGCGCAAGTAATCCATCAACAAGACATTGAATACACATTAAACGGATTAAAATCTGTAAAAATTGGAAAAGTAACTGTACTGCACCGTGAAGGTGATTCAGGGATTGACATACTAACAGGAACAGCTGGAGAAATTTTTCGTATCCAAGAAGCTAACATAAGTCTTGGTCCGTTGTAATGGCTGATACTGTAAAAACATTAAATGGTGTTTACAAAGCTACTGTTGTGGACATAAACGACCCACAAAAACAAAACAGAATAAAAGTAACACTACAGTTTTACAATACTCCTTTGGGCTCAACTCAGAAGCCATTAAGCACTGATTGGATTCCACAAATTAGTGCGCCTGGGTTAAACCTGCCCGCACCTGCTATAGGTCAA